GTCACAATATGACAATAGTTCTCAATAAAATAAATTGGATCTGATTGACACTTTAGATACTCTTTGATTTGTTCTTGAGTAAAATCGTGTTTATGTCCAATAGATTTTAAGTTAGGATTTCCGTGATAGGAAGTTTCTTCACTCATGCTCTATTACTTGCTCATCTTTTAATGCTCGTAGCAAATCTTTTGTACTGCCAACAAACAAATTATTATTTGTTACTGCATTGTTTTTAGCTTTGACTTCTTCGCCTTTGACTTTCTTTGCTTTGTCTTGTACGTCCATCATAGCATTCGCATTATCTTGTAACGCTTTGATAAGCTGACCTGCTACTTCATATGCTCTAGGCTGGTCACTGTTTCTTGCAATGTGAAGCATGCCTTTGATAGCTTCTTCGCTATACTCAGCAGTTCTTTTCAAAATATCTCGTGCTTCTTGAAAGTCATCTTCTAAGTCTTGTTCTGCGTTTGCAGGAGGCACAGGAAGATTATTCACTTCTCGTGTTTGTTTTAGATTGCTCTCAAGAGCCTTTGTCTTGTCTTTTGTGTTAAACGTAGCGTCTAACTCTTCAAATGGATTATTCAATTTCATCACCAAAACTTTCTAAGATTGAAGTTATATATTCATATTCATCTGCTGGCGTTAATGTTTTATCTATAACACCATCGTTTCCTATTGTAGCTGTACTCTTAATTCTTACATTTAAGAAGTCATCTTTCTCGTACAATTTAGCAATAGATTCTTTAATTACTCCTACATTGTCAACAGGACCGTAGAAGTTTAATCTCATTGTAAAGTTAAATGTCCAGATAATACTTTGTCTGTCAGCAAGCTCGCCTTCATAGGTATCATCATAGTCTATGTTATCGAGTGTAATTTTTATGTCTCGTTTAATACCAAGCGTTGGCATCTCGTTGACAGTAATGTTAAAATCAGGATTGAAAAAAGGTAGTATCTGTTCTACAATTCTGAGTCCGTCTTCTTGATTTTTTTGCAAACACATAAAGAGCAAGAGACATGTTGTAAGGCGTTGCTACATAAGAAGACCTTACAGTAGTCGTATCATCGCCCTCTCCTACTGCTTTGTTTCTTTGAATAGGTGAAACTTTTCGGCTAGGATCATATGTTAGTTGTTGTATCTCAAAGCCCATACGAGGCAAAACAATTGCCACTTCGCCACGAGACTCTGCGTCAGGTATCAAAGCGATACGAGAGAGAAACTTTTGCTTTGTTGAATACGCAAGAGGCACTCGCATAACTTGTGCGATTTCCCCTTCAGTTGTTCTTCTTTCTACACGAATGTTATTAAATATCATTCCGAAAGCAACAATCGCTTTGCGAATATGTTCGTGATAGAATTGAGTATTTTTAAACATTAACCTATTTCTCCAAACGGATTGACTTCAGAGAAATCTAGAATATCATCAGCCTCATTTTCTAAAATGAAATCAGTATTATCAGTTCTTTCTGTAGACTTAGTAAGCGCATAGTCTTCTAGAATAATAGAAGTGCCATCTTCTTGTAGCAGAAGTGTACCGTCTTCCAACAAGAATTGATACAAGAACATATCGATGTTTTGTTCTGCGTATATGTTATCTATAACAGCAACGCCAGTGTTAATAACCTCAGAAGAATACTCAAAGGTTTCACACTGTAGATTGAATACATTGATCTTGCTTAACTGATAGAAAGGATTTTGAAACTCTACCATCTTGATCTCAAGCATAGAGCCAGTGAGAGGGAAGAATAGTAGATCCCCCTCTGATGGTCTTGCTTCTAGAGAAAATTCTCCACCAGAAGTTTGTACCATTTGCTCCCATCTTCTTTTAGATAGAACAAACGTAGCTTGATCTCGTATCTCAATACCAAATTTTGTAAACAGTTCGCCCTGGCCTTCGAAGCCATCGACATTCTGAATATACATTTCTAGAGGATACGCTTGATTGAACTGAGACAACGTATCTTCGTCAAAGATATCATCAGTTGCTACTTGTGTTCGTGGAAGATAGTAGATATCTTGGCCGTAGATTTTTAAGCTCTCAATGATAAGGTCTTCGATGAGACGCTGTTCATTGGTAGTTCCGCTTGTCAGTCCACTTTGAAAGTAAAAGTTTGTAGGCATGATCTTATCCTACATAGAACGAAGGAGGTAATTCGTAGCGAGATTGCATCTCGTCTTCTATAGCATTAATCTCTGTAATAGCCTCTTCGAAAATTTTGTCGCCGTTGAGCGTAACACCGCCTGGCATTTGAATGCCACCAAACTTCTTCATGTTCTCGCCCCACTGTCTTTTGATAAGAGCAGTAGCGTATTTCTTTAACCACATATCGTCATAGACTTCTGTGTATTCTTCTGGATCAAGAATTGCGTAAGCCTCAGCAACTACATAGTCTCCAGGATCAAATGTCTTGTCCCAGTCTGTGTCGATATATAGTCTATCGGTCTTCCTGTTAAAACGAATCTGTCTGTCACTGATAAGAAGTTCATCGAGTGTTTGAAGATGAGACTGAACCATGCTGTAGTAAATCATGTCAGCGCCCATCAGATTGTACAAATCGTTTTGTCTAAACTGATACTGTATGTCGAATAAATTGCCGTCTTTAGTGTTTGAAGTTGCAGCACCACCAAAGTTGAATAGTCTGATAACACCTGTAATGCCGTTACTGATAGGAATATACTTGTTATCCATATCACCTGCGACATACGGTGTAGTAGAGTCAAGGGATGCTATGGTACCAGAAATAGAACCTGTGATTGTTTCTCCTGCTACAAATACGCCAGCAGTATCTTCAACAGTTAGAGTTGTGCCCGACCCACTCCTTACTACTGTACTAGCACCTGAAGTTGAGCCAGTAACTCTGTCGTTATTTAGAAAGTTACCACCAGCAGGAGTAGTGAGATTGAGAGTAGAGCCAGTGATCTTATGCTGAACATAAGTTCGCTCTACGCCATCAAAATGATACTCTTGCCAAAGTTGAATGGCATCATCGATGCGGTCGTTGACCTGATCTTCATCAACATTAATCTCGATGACAGGAAAGCCAAGCCTACGCAAACAGTAGTCTATTAGCTCTTGTCTAGTTGATAATGCCATTCGTGCGTTCCTTCGGTGTTTCTTTTATTTATAATATTAAATACTATAGTCAGCAGCAAGTAAATTTAATACTTCTGTTTTTTCCTGTTCTGTTAGAGAGCATTCATTTAAATAATTCATAATAAAAGTTTCTGGACTATCTTCTTCAATATTATTTATTATATAGTCGTATGTTTCTGTTATGATATCCATAAATTCTCCTTACAATTTTGTTATTGTACAGTATCCATTAGAGGGTTTGTAATTGAATGCATTTAAATTTCCCACGCTTCCAGGATAAGGAGCGGTTACAGAACTTGGTGCGTAAAAAGAGCCATCACTAGTCCAAGCATTAGATGCCGCAGAAGCTATAAAACTTCCTCCACCACCGGAATAGTTGCTGTTGTTACAGTTACCACCACCAGAATAGCCGCCTCCACCGCCCGAACCGCCCCAACCGCCTGGTCCGCCACAGCCAAACCCACCGTGCAATCCTGATCGTGAAGATGGTTGTGAGGTATCATAGGTGGTATCAAAGTGTCCTCCCTCTCCTCCATTTCTAAAAGATTGCGCTCCTAAGAAATAATTATATCCTGACACAAATACTGGCCGACGTAGATCTCCTTTACTATTGCCGTCGGTGTAAAATCCTGCGGCGCCGCCGCCACTGCTGTCTGCATTATGTCCGCCACCACTAGCAGCATACCCGCCAGTGCCTCCGTTTGATCCTGATCCATTTTTACCGCTGGTGCCAGTATTTGCTCTAAGATTTTGATTATAGGTTGTAGTAGATCTAATTGTACCTCCTCCTCCAGCAACAATCAAAGGATCAGAAGTAGCTACTGAGTTTCCAGTGGCAACGAAAGTTCCTCCGCCGCCTCCTTGCCAAGGTCTTATACCATTGTAATATGACTGTTGGCCCACTAATATAAAAAGAATAGTTCCCGCTTCTAAAATAAAATTTGCCTGCATTATAGCTCCTGCTCCAGTATATCCTGAGCCGGCTGTATTTGTTCCACTTGCTCCCGCTACTCTTATTTTATATGTAGCAGTTTGCGGAACAGTCCAATATTGAATACCATTAACTGCATTATAAAAACTAGTATTATTTAACCAAGGATTTGTTGAAGTGTTATAAAAAGATTTTAGAGTACTAAGACTTGGGCCAGTTCTACCTACTGTATTTGCTGAACTAAAATCAAAAAAAGAAAAATCATAAAGTGCTGGTGCTGATTCTGAAGGCGGCACATTAGATATAAGAAAATTCTGAATGCCTGCCATTATGACACATTTCCGTTAATGACACAAAGTGTACTAGAGATAAAAAATATAGTAGCTATTCCTCGAGTTGCTAAAGTAACAGATGATACGTTTGTATTTGTCCCGCCTATATATGCAGTAGATATAGAAAGAGTAATTGTTCTATCGCCTGTAGTATTATTAAAAATAGAAACAACATCGCCTTCAGAAAATGTGCTGTTAGGCACAACAATACTACCGCCTGATCCTATCTGAACATATTTCCCCACATCATTTGTACTAAGTGTATATGAAGAGGTTTTTGTGCCTACTGCTGGAATATTAAGATATCCTATATTATTAGATCCAGCAGAAATAGAAGCAAACGATAAAGTACCAGAACCATTAGTAGTTAATACTTGACCATTAGTGCCGTCTGATGATGGGTAGATTAAGTTTTGAATTCTAACAGTATCTGAAGAGGGGTTACCTACGTATACATTCCCTGACCCAACACTTACATCAGTCGCATTGCCTTGAATATAAACAGTACCGTCAGTATTGGAGCCTCCACGAGCACCACGAATATATACATCACCAGCAGAACCGTTACTGCCGTTATACATACCTGTAATACTGGCGTATGAAATAGCCCCACTTCCATTCTGCCCACCAAAGATCATGTTACTCTGTAAGTCTAAGTTGCC